ACATATAGAGTATAAAACACCCCAAAAAAATGTCAGAGATTAAATCTGTATTATTTAATAAACATCTAAACACAATAGATGAATGTTTGAAATGGCTTCAAGACCACGACCTAAAACATTATAAAGTGGATGAGACAGAAAACTATTATAGATGGAGACAAATAAACCCAAAAAAAAGATTAGCATATAGAATAAAAACAATTGATGAGAAAAGGCAAATAAAATTTGTAATACAATATAAGCCAGATACAATAAGTTATAAACATAATTACGGGAGAAGAGTTTGATTCTTGTATATATATTTTTTTTGACAAAAAAAAAATATAATTATATACAATGAGTACAACCTCTAATAATTGGAATGCGGAAATTGAATCATTATTAAATGACATAAGATTAAATTCTATAGAATTAGAAAACCATCATAAAGAACATTATTTTAATGTTAAGAATATTGTCATATGGTTTAAGTTGCCAATAATTGTATTGTCGTCTTTGAATGCAATCATCGCCGTGGCCTTAACAAATTATATTCAACAAAATTATATATCCGCAGCAAATTGTTTTATATCATTTATAATTGGTACATTAACAAGTATATCATTATATATGAAAATAGAGGATCGTTTAGAATCTGAATTATTAGCCAGCAAAGAATATCATAAACTATCAATAGAAATATATAAATTATTGTCTTTGAAGATAGAAGATAGGGGAATTGATGGGGATGCATTTTTAAATGATATATATAATGAATATGTTAAATTATTTGAAAAAAGTAATATCAATACAAATGAGTTTACGGATAAATTAAAAATTGAATTACCAATCGGAATTAAAAATTCTATGTCGACATTAGCTTTACAAAATTAAATTTCATCCTCTGCATTAATAACAATATTCGATTTTCTTATCATCTCTTTTAATTCATCATCCTCTGGAAGATCTAAAGTCAAAACACCAAATACGGCTGGTTTAAATATTCTTCTTTTTTCTTGATTATATAATATTGCCGATTCGTCATCAAATAAATCTAAAAAATATTTTAATGACTTTTTTACAATATCAATTTTTGAGAATACATATTCATTCAAAATTGGGAAATCAATATTTGTATGATTTTTTAATTCGTATAATAGTTTTACTTTATCTACTATTTTTTTTTTAGGATCATCAGGATTAAAAGTTTTAGTTAGATCTTTTTCTGGCACAATATCGGCCGTGCCCAATAGGCCGCAAAAATTTGTAAACAAATGATAGTTAATAGTTAAAAATAAAACATATCTGAATATGGCTCTGCTTTTTTCAATTGGATCACTTTCAGTCAAGATATTTTTTTGTTGCTCTCCAACATCCATAGTAATAATGTAATAGCCATGTTCAGATAACAAATTAAACCCAACATAATCAAATATTAAAATGCATAATTGAATTAAGTTGCTTTCAGGATTATCGCCTTTAAAAATGTTATAACAATTCTCAATCTTAGATAATATATTTTCTTCTGACATTTTATATTTTTATATATATAACATTATATATTTTTTATTATGAAAAATAATTATTTAGGATTTTATCGTGGATTTGTTTTTATGGCAATTTATACAATGGGTGATAATTATTATAGATGTTATAAATATAAACAAAAGATTTTAAAATATAATGAGTTAAATACTCCGCTGTAAAAATCTAACATAGATTATTATTAAGATTATTATTTGTAAATATCTAAATATAGATAATTATCATATATTTATAAGTAAAAATCATATTAAAGATATATATTAGATAATAATCTGTAAAAATTTATAAATTTTTACAGATAAGTATATAAAAAACATCAAAAAAATATATAATATTATATTTTAATTAGATATTTTATCGTAAACATCTAATTAAATATATAACTTAGATTTTTACCGCGGGATTATACATCTTTTAATTGTTGCATAGAGTCTCTATCATCGGTTTTAACATAAGTATTGGCTATGGTGTTTGAACTTGTGCCCATTGCCTCCGCAGTGTGTTTTAATTCATCCATAGGGGTTTTAAATTTATCAGTTAAGTATATATTACGAAGCATTGAGACTCCAATTCTTTTATGAAATATGCGGTTTAATATTCTTGTGATTGAATTGACTTGCTGTAATGGTTCGCCATTGAAATCAACCAATAGGAAATAGTTCTTTTCTTTTTTCAATGGATGAAGTTTTATATATGAAGTTAAAATCTTTTTTAATTCTTCACATACATTAACTTCTTGCAAATGATAAGTCCCTTTCGTTTTATAATTATAGAATAGAAATTTATCACCATCATAATAATTAAACTCTTTATAATTATCATCTAAATCTTTTGTTGACTTTAAGACTTTCATAAGTTGGTAATCTTTATTTCTTCTTGGCTGTTGCAAACAATATAAACTCAAAACTACAAAATCCAAGATGTCATGCCATTCTTTCGCATTCACTTTTTTTTGATTTAATAATGGCATAACTTTTTCGCATAGAGATGAAAATATATTCATGACTTCATTTTGATCAATCCAATTTTTCTCTTGGGTTTCACTCTTTGAATTATTCTCTTTCAGATCTTTATTCATTTGCATCATAAGATCATAATATATTTTTTTCTCTTTATCAAAGTTTTTTAGATCTTTTATTGTGCTAACAATTGCAATAAGATATGAGCGAATAGTATTAGGTTTTAAATGCTCCATTTTTTTCAGAATAGAATCTGTCTTTTTCAGAAAATTATAATTCTTTATTTCATTACCATCATTTAATCTAATAAGATTTTTCTTATAATTATTTTTTGTCGCTTCAGTTGCAATTCTTGTCGACATGTTTGATTTTTATATTATATATATCTATATAAACAAAAAAAATATTATTTTAATTATCTAATTAATATCTAATCGCATTCATTCAATTGAAGAAGATATTCATAAGCAGTAGGTTTACTAATGCGACTCTCGCCTAAAAACTTAAGAATTAATTTTCTTAATTCTCTAACAATTTGTTTATTGTCATTACCCGCCATAAATTCCCCATGCAATAAATCAAATCTCTCCATTTCTTTCTTTTCATTTTCTAAAGAATTCATTTTCGGTAAATTTAATTTATCAAACACACCGGCCATAACTGCCAATTTTTCAAATAGATTTTTTTCGGATTCTGACATATGTTTATGTAATGCTGGTATTGATTTTTTATTTGTCAATAATTCAAATAAATATTGTTGAAACTCTGGGCTTATTTTTTTGGTTGGAAAATTGGGATTGACTGACAAGCTTTTATATACGACTTGTAAATTGCCGCAATTTAATTGTCTTGTGTTAATTGCAAACTTGCCAAATGAAATATATCTTTTATCGCGATCATTAAATTTATCTTTATCACATTCAATACCATCTGAAACCGTATGCGGCTTTTTTACATATGTCTTTTTTCGTTTGTCAAATAATGGCGGCTTAGGTTCTAACCCTAAATCCTCATCATAAAATTTATAAGTATTATCTTTGGTATCTTTTTTTATTGAAATACCATTGCCGAGCTTAATTGGTTTCAGGCCAGATTTAATAACAATGCTATTAGTTTTCTTCATACCAGACCCAACTCTTTTTAAAGTCGGCTCAATAGTAATATCTTGTCCATCGGCCTCAATAAATGTCCTCATTAGTTTTCCTGAAATTTTTGTACCTTTAGAACCGACCATGGAATTTACATAAGTTTGTGCGGCATTCGCAAAAGCATCGGCCGCGGATTGTTTGATTATATTTGTCAGCTCTGTATAGGTCATACCTTCTTTAATAATAAAACCAGTTGGTGGCGAATCATTAGTTAAATTTACAAACCCAAATTTAATTGCTTTTTTATTAGTATATGTGATAATTGCGATAAAATCTGATCCAACATTTAAAAATGGCACACCCTTTGCGGTTGTACCAACAAATTGGTCTGCCGCTACAGCAGTTTTTGGAATAAGGCTATCGACTAAAGAAATAAAACTCGGGAGATCAGTTGGTGCAGCTATGGCTACAGGAGTTCTCGGGATTCTCGGTGTTTTTGAAGGAGTTGAAATTGGTGTACTTGGAGGAGTTCCACCAACTGCAGGGGCTCCAAGTACGGGGGCGGGATGTCCACCGACTCTAACAATATGGGCGGGTAAATCAACTTTTAATAATTGATTTAATGAGGCAATTGCCGCGGGTGTTAAAGTCCCCAATCGTTGTTCTAATGTTCTTAATTTTTGGGCATTTGATGTTTTAGTATCTGCGGCAATTTTGATGACTGATTTCATATTTGGCAATGCCTGCATTAATGTTAAAAGTATTTGAACAATTTTATATCCCTCAACTTGGTCAGCCCCGCCCAATAATAAATCAATATCATTTAAATCCGAATTCGTTGGGAGTTCAGCAACTAAATTAGTTAATATACCATTTAATGGCATTGCTGGAGTTAGGCCCGCTTCTGCAACCAATTTGGCTTGCAATTCTGCGACGAATTCGGAGACAAGAATTAATTTTCTCAAATCTGCCGTAGTTGTAATTAAATTATCTTGGGCGAATGCAATATTTGATGGCACACCATTTGTAGCCGTTAACATATCCAAATATTGATGGATATAATTAATAAAGAATTCTGGGGTTATATTTTTTATATCAAATCTTGTGCCAAAGTCTGCCTTAATTTGGGGGTATGCCCGATTGAACCCAACTCGGCCGTCAACATCTAAGTTATTAGAAATATCACTTGCTTCTTTTTCTTTAAACCCCAAGTCTAATAAATTTTGAATTGCCAAGCCGGCTTGATAGGTTCTATCCTCGGCCAATTCAGTTGCAGTCTTTACAATTGGGGCAACTGGCATAATACCAGTTTTTAAATCTTGCCTCTGCTTAGCAATATTGGTCATATTATCAACTGCGGCCTTGCGGATGATCTGGTCGCGAAGTATTCTTTCGTCGACTTTTCTCTCTTTTGACATTCTCGAGTAAAAAAATTATAGTATATATAATAGCAAATTTAAAAAAAAATTAATCAAAATATTAATTATCATCCACTTCATAATACTCAGTGAAATTTTTTCTGAATCTTTGCTTTGGGTCGCCCTCTAAATCTATCATGAGAAAACTGGCTTTATCTTCAGTGCTATGTTTATACATCTTAATCAAATGATTTTTATCGATGCCCAATGAATACTCATTGCCAATCATGACTAAATTTTTCATACTTGAAACTTGCTTAATAATTAAATATGTCAAATTATTGCGGATCATCTTTGGCACGGCATAATATGATTGAGAGATATAGCACATACTGGCATTTTTCTTCCTCGCCCTTATAAAAAATTGTTCCATAGGTTTTTGATTTTTTTCACCAACTAAATCATCCATAACGATTAACGATTGAACTTCTTTATCTAATTTGTCAATGTCTGGCAAATTTGCAATGCCCTCTCGCACTTCTATCTCTTTCGTATCTTTGAATTTCTCTTTCAACCAATTATAAATAGGCTCATCACTATTTTTTGTGATTATATATATCTTTTCAAAAGTGCCACTCATAACTTTTATCAAATTCATGAGTGTTTGTGTTTTACCACTTCCAGACGACCCACAGATTAGCATTCTAAAAGGGATTTGGATGTGATGTATGTCATAATGCGGGTTATGATACTTTTTTATAAATTTTTTAGGTAAATGCTCATACCAATTGATGAGCTCACCCGTGGGCTTTTGACCTTCGCCGGATTTGGCCTTTTTAGGGGGCATTTTTAAATATAATAATTCTTAGAAATTATATTACCATATATATATAAATATATTTATTCTTGTAAAAATTAAATATAATATTCATGTCAGTGCAACCACCCCCACTAAACCAAAGCGGCGGCTTTAATACTAATAATTGGGTTAATGGCAATCAAATTGTTGATGAAGCATATATTCAAGCAAACTTTTTAGCCTTCCCATCGGCACAAGGTGCTGAGACCTTACAACAAACTATAATAAATGGTGATTTAACCGTGCAGAATCCGGCAACATTTTCAAGTTCAGTATCATTAGGTAATGCCGCAACCGTAGGGCTGCCAACTGGCCTCGTACAAAATGCTGTGGCAAGTGTTGAATATGTTCAAAATTATATAAATACTGATGGTGCCGCATTATTAGCGGCCGCTAATACATTTACCGGCATAAATACATTTAATGCAAATACAAATCTTCATGGCTTAAACATGAATCAAACAGGCATCGTGAATGTCCCTAATATTTATATGGACAATGGGACTTCTACATCCTTTATTAGTCAGGAGAGTAATGACAATTTAACTGTTGCAAATGATGTAGGTAATATAACAATGTCGGCACCAAACGGCATATTAATTCAGCCGAATTCTGTAGATGCTTTAAGTATTTTAGATACTGGTATTAGTGCATATTTACCCATTAATATGAATAGTAATGCATTGTCAAATGCAACTTGCTCGACTCAAGTTTTGGGGTCGAATAATTTATATTTAGCAAATACTGCTTTTGTGGCGGCGGGTTTATCTTATAAAGCTTCAACCGCAAGTCCCACATTTACTGGTGTCCCAAATGCACCGACGGCGGCTCTTAATACAAATAGTACACAACTGGCGACCACTGCTTTCGTGCAAAATCAAATAAATACAATTGTACCCGTACCTACTTATTTTCAATCCGGCACGGTTTCAATAAGTTCCGCTAATTTTACATCTGTTATACCAAATCAGGGCCCAAATATTCAAGGCTATGGGGGTAATAATTTCATTATGGTTGGTACTATAAATGTTAATATTGGGATCCCATATGGAGGTGCTTATGGAGTGGCCGTAAATATGTGTTCTTTACCGCCTTATAGTTTTAATAGTGGTCTTTTACAAATTGTTTATGCCACTCAATTAATACCTGTAGTAAATTTAACCTATTTCACTATTTGGATTTATATGTCTGTTCAAGTTAGTAATCCGTCTGTCGGCATCGGTATACCATCATTTAATGCGAATTGGTTTTTATATCCTCTAAATATTTAATAATTATATTATCATAAAAAATATATACTATTAATATAAACACCCAAAAATTAATGGAGGTTCCTAACAATAATCCAAATTATACGGCAATTACCCCCGCCCCCGATTCTCAGGGTCAGACATTTCATAAACAAAATTTTGAAACAGATGGGATAACAAATTTTTTAAATGTCAATAATAATCCATCGGGGGTGTGGTCTGGTAGTAATGGCGGGTTTGGCTTCGCGACACTAAATTCTACTTTATCAAGCCCATTGCCTTTATTAAATTTAACTTCAAACGGTGCGGAAATAAACACACAAATATATAATACGGCTGGTAATACTAATTTAGATTTAACTAATCACGCTCTTACATTAATAAATGGGACGACTACTGGGTTTTTTAATGGTTATTATTTTAGGATAACTGACAACTCTCAAACTTATAATATTCAATCACAAATTACACCTGCTAATATGGTTTTATCTAATCAAAACATTGATGCATATTTAAATGTATCACCCAATGAAATGTTATTAGCTGGTTATACAGATCCTAAATCAAATAGAATAAATAATAGTGGATTTACGATTGATAGTCCAACTTCACAAACGGCTGTAAATTTTTATAGAGTTTTATTGACTGATACAAGTGAAAGTAATTCATCATCTATAAAAATACAACCCGCTAATGGATTTCTTCAATATAACTCATTAAGTGCCGTAGGTAAAATAAATTCTAATATTAATTTTTATAACATAAATAATGCACCGAGTATAGTTTTAGACGACAATACTTCTACAAATACAATTACTAAAAATACAATCACATTAAACGACAGTGTTCATAATTCAGAATTAACAACATCCGATTTATTATTTAATGGGGTCAGTTATTCAGTCAATTTGACTAAATCGTTTAATCAATATATTAGTGCCGCCATTTATGCCGATGGAAGGCCTCCAACTACCCCATCATCAACCATAACCCAAACTTATGCCTTCACCCCCGCTTGGTACTTTAAAAACAGTGTTGCGGGTTATAAAATTAATTGGTACATTGGTCCCGATGTTGGTATGACGGTTTCAAAAGTTTTGGGAATATATATGAATATTTTTAATGCATCGACGACATCTAATGATAATACACCATTTTTAACAATTTATACTCAACCACAATCGGGGGATTCTACATTTTATCATAGTAAAAGAACATATGTATTTAATCAAGCTATAACACCTACGGTAAATACAAGATATAATATGTTCATGAATGTAGCAGGCAATTGCCCTACACCTTCTATTTATGGATCGACTTTAAATAATATGGAATTAACAAGTGTCGGCGGCGGTAGTGTTGGGCCGTTTGCTCCCACTGAATTGATATTAGCATTTACTATTGGTACCAATAGTGCCTCAGCGGTTAATAGTGTAGAATTTGCAATTAATAAATTTGGTATTATGACACCTACCGGAACGACTGAAGTTAATTTTATCCCCTCAACATAAAATATATTCATTAATATATGACAAAAAAAATATGCCTAAAATTTTAAACCCAGAATTATACGAAAGAGCAAAATCCATAGCGGATGCAATATATACAAAGCCATCAGCCTATAAAAGCGGGTTCATTGTAAAAACATATAAACAATTAGGCGGAACCTATGGAGATGATGGCAAAGAAAAGAATTTAAAAAGATGGTATCAAGAAAATTGGCAAGATGTTGGCCATCAATCATATCCTGTCTATAGGCCAACTATCAAAGTAAATAAAAATACACCATTAACAATATCCGAAATTGATAAGAAAGATTTGGCAAAAAAAATAAAACTTAAGCAGAAGATAAAGGGTGAAAAAAATTTACCACCTTTTAAAGCAAAGGCTTAAATTAGCTCGCATTGTATTTGGCCGAAACTATCCAATGGCCGCCATTATACAATAACATATTATTATTTTAATTAATAAAAAAGATATCTTTTTTAATATAATCATTATTTTTTTGCAAACTCTTTCTTGAAAAGAAAGGAGACAAAGAAAAAATATGCCGAAAAAAGGAAGACCATCAAAAACTCATAAAGGTGATTTAGATTATACCACAAAAATGGGTGATAAGTATTATCACGAGGGTGGCCATCGTGTTAAAAAAAGTCATAAGCCATATAGAGCACCTCATTTAAAAATACCAATGGCGGGGGGCGGTGCATTAAAAATAACAATATGCCATGATAGTGATAGCGATAGTGATTTAGAGGGCGAGGGTCTATGGGATGTTGTTCGTGGGTCATTTCAATCCGCCGCAGATAAAGCAAAAAATACTATTAATAATGTGAAGAATAGTGCAGTTGATAATTATCATAGATTAGAAACATCAGCAACGAATACAATGAATAGGATTAAAGATGTTGCAAATAAAGTTATTACCGGAAACACGGGAATGCCGCCAAATGTTCAGAAAATATTAGATGAATACGGGAGTCAATTAATTACGAAAATTGATATTGTAAGAAATCCAGTGGGGGCCGCATTGGTTGGGGCATTAAGTATTGCATCATTGGGGCAATTTGGAAAAAACTTAGCTGATGCCCCTTATGATCAATTATATCATCTAAAAATTATAATGACATTACAAAGTGGAACAAAGATTTCACTTGAGAAAGTAGAAAGAGTAAATATGGTTGTTAATCCAAAATCAGTAAAAGATGAAGAAGATATGCCGGCTTCACTAAACGGAAAATCAATCACTTTAAATGAATTATATATGAATACTCAAGATGCCATGGGTGATAGATTTTATTCATATTCGTCGAGGGATAACAATTGTCAGCATTTCATAATGTCAGTATTTCAAGCAAATGGTTTGGGCAATCAACAAGACTTTGATTTTATAAAACAAGATACAAAAGAATTATTCGGCGATAATTCATTTTTGCGGAAGGCATCAAATACAATCACTGATATTGGGGCAAGATTTAATGTATTAAAACAAGGCGGCGAAGTTGACGAAAATCAATTAGATGCAGCAATTAAATTAATGGCAAAACAAAAAAGAAGCAAACGAGGATTAGTTGCCACGACTGCAGTACCTACCACTGGCGGGGCGGTAGGCAAACCAATAGGAAAGGCAATTAAACCAATAATACCAATCTCAACTGTGCCAGTTAGTACTACTGGCGGAAAAATTAAACATATTACATTTACGGACTTTGCGAAAGGTTGGGCAAAGCACCATAAAATTACACACGGAGGGGCTTTAAAAAGCAAACATGCGAAACATGTATATTCAACTATAAAAGATTATATTATTAAAAGCGGCGGCGGTTGGGATGATTTTATACAAGGGGCTAAGAAGTTTTTCACCGGTGGTTATAATGATCAAATAGTACAAGGCCTTAAAGATACCGGAAATGCGATTAAATCTGGCTTTGATGCATTCGGAAATAAGATAACGGGAACGGCCGAACAAATAGCACAAACCGTGAGAAGTCAAGCGGATAAAATTATTGATGATGCAAAACATGGAATATCAACAAGTTTAGAAGTTGTAAAAAACTTAGCAAATAATGTCGCCATTACCGCAGAGCAAAAATGGCAGTTATTAAAAGCCGCCGCAATTAAAGGTTATAATGTTGTAAAAGGCGGAATCATGGAAGGTGTCAACTTTGTCAAAAAATATGGGCAAGAGGCCATCAACTGGATTAAAGATCATGAGGATGCAATGAAAGCAATAGCAATTAGCATCGCAAAATTTGCAGTGAAAAAAGGAATACCATTGGCAGGTGAATATTTGGGCGGAATATTTGCCGACTTTTTGGCTGCGGGAATGTTGCAGCCTGAATTAATCCCCATTGCACAAACTTTAGGATCTATGGCTGGAAAAAAATTAGGCAATATGTTATCTGATTATATTATGTCATTAGGATTGGCGGATGCACAAGGCAATCCGGATGCGGATAAATGGTTGACAATTACTGGCCAAGCTATAGATGCTGGAAAAATGGCATATTCGGGATATCAAGGATTAAAGGCCGTAAATAATTATTTAAGCGGAGCCGCAAGTGCAGGCCAAGCGGCAACCGCTGCGGCATCAACGGCCGGAACTGGAATTGTAATCTATGGTATGAATGGCAAAAAAAAAGGAAGACCAAGAAAATCATAATGCAATAAATAAATAAATCATTTTTTTTCTTACTGTCCAAAAACTTACTGTCCAAAAACTTACTGTCCAAAACTTACTGTCCAAAAACTTACTGCCCAAAACTTACTGTCCAAAAACTTACTGTCCAAAACTTACTGTCCAACGATGGCGGGCATTTTATGGCTTTCTAAGCTCATATATAAATATTTGGACAGTAAGACGGCAGGACAGTAAGTTTATAAATTAAACTTAGTAAAAAAAAATGATTTTTGAAAATAATTTTCATTTTGTTCTAAAACTTTTCTTCATTTTTACTGTCCTTACTGTCCTTACTGTCCAATACTATTTATATAGGCTTAGAATTGCTTAATATTGGTATATAAGATGGACAGTAACTTGGACAGTAAGAAATCTAAATGGACAGTAAAAAAATAAGATGAATTGGCATAATAAGCCAATGTTTTTAATATTGTTTGTACCATTTTTTTAGTTTGCCGTCAAATTTAAGACCATTTTTTTTCGCATCTTCAATTGCTTCTTTTGAGTATTTAATATTTACATATTCTATATGCTTTGTTTTTCGTTTATTGGTGAAATCTTTAATATCTTTAATTATGTATTCTTTAAAGTATTCTATAATTTCATTATTGCTTTTAATATTTCTGCAATATCTGATTTTTAAATTATTTTCCCACCTCATGCCATATTGCATGCCAGAATTAGTATCTTGGTATATTTTATATGGTATATCAAAGCATACAATATTATTATATTTATCTGCTTCTTTTTTATCTTCTTCTTTGCAATCATTACAAATATTATATTTTCTATTTTTATGATCTGCATTGCATCTTTCACATTTGCGAGCCTTGCCGGATTCTATAAATTTTTTAATACAGCAACTACCAATAATCAATATATCTTCGATTCTTGATGTGGTATCTTTTCTAATATAGCAATTATGAACAATTGATTGTCCGCATACACATTCATTATTTATTTTTGGGAATAGTGAATTTGGAAAGCATAAATGAAAATAATTTTCATATGCCGTAAACTCATGGGGCTTATTTATTACTTTTGGATTTGCTTGACCCCCGCAAAAAATCCATGTTTTAACATCATCATATAATAAATTATGTTTATCTTTTAGACCACAAATAAATGCATTTGATAATTTTGGATAATTCATCTTCTTAAAATTTATGTTTTATATAAATACAAATATTTAAATTTTAAAATAAAATATTCTATAAAATATAGACCGAGTAAATTTTTGGTTTTTGAATTAATTATTTTTTATATTAAAAAATAAATTTTACTATATATAAATACATAAATTTTATTTATAATTTTCAAAATGGCATTTTCAATTTTCAAAATTCATAAAACTATTTTCGAGAAGAAGGCGGCAAAAGAAATAATACAGATAGAAGATCTAAAATTGCTTGCAAATTCTGAAGAATATGGTACGGATGCAAAGCAGAAATTGCGATGGGCTAAATATATAAATAATTATTGTGATTTTATTGAGGTTTGGTATAAGCCCAATAAAAGTAAGCACGGCAGACTTGAAGCCGAATTAAGTATGTGCGATGAAAAAAGCGAAGTTAGATCTACCATATGCGGCGAGTTATACCACGATATTGATGGGGTTAATATGGGCTATCAAATATTTTATCAAGCTTATAATTTATTTACATCAAGCGACCCAACAGCCCCAGCATTAACAAGCATTGGGGCATATATTGAGGGTAGAGATTATTATTTTGGCTTAGTATATGACGAATATTTTAAAATGTTTGATAGAGATTCTGAGGAAGTTAAAAAAGCAATAAAAGAATTTTTTATTAGATTATTAAACGACGGATCGATTAAACAATGGAAGATAGACTATGGAGTTCATAGTCGTAAAATGATACCATTAATAGGATTATTAGAAAAAGAAATTAAAGCCGCTACAAAAAAAATATTTGAATATATCCCAGCATTTCAGATTAAATCAAAAAATTCTGATAAAGACACTATATCTCATTTTATTTATGAGACTGAAAAAAAATGTGTTGAACAATTAATTATAGCATTAGGATTGCCGGAGACATATATGTATTGCAAAGATGGGATTATGGTTCTAAAATCTCAATATACAGAAAAGCAAATAGAAGATATTATCGAAGTTGCAAAACAATCAATATTTAATTTATACGGATTATTTATTGATTTTAAAATCAAACCAATGCCTGAAAAAATTAAATTAGATGAATTAACCCAATTGGGCGAAGTCTCAGGCAGCTATGATGCGGAAAAAATTAAATTTGAGCAAAAGTATTGTAAAATTAAAAATTCAATATTATTTCCATTTAAAGATACCAAGGGCGAAGTTAGATTTCATACAGAAAAAAACTTAATAGGGGCCGAAAGGGATTTTTGCCCTAAAGTTGATAAATTAATACAAGTTAATGGCAAAGACAAAATTGTCAAAGTTAGATTTGTTGACGAATGGTTGGATGATAGTAATAAAAAACAATTTGATGATGTTGATATATACCCAACAGACATCGCCCATAAATGCCCATCAAATATTTATAATTTATGGACACCATTTTTAGCGGAGAGTTATGAGCCTTGCCCCGAAGATGAATGTATTGACGAATTAGAATTTTTATTAAATCATATTTTAATTTTATGCAACCACGAAAAAGTAATATACGATTATTTTATTAGATGGTTTGGACAAATGTTAAAATACCCATCAAAGAAAACAACGGCCCCAACTTTTATATCTGAAGAGGGGGCGGGCAAGGGCTCATTGTTTGAATTATTTAGAAAAGTATTAGGAGATAAAAAAGTTTTAGAAACAACTAACCCAGAAAAAGTAGTCGGTAAATTTAACATATTAATATTAAATGCATTCTTAGTTATTTTTAATGAATTAGAACAGCATAAAATTAAACAATACGGAGGAGACATAAAAGGATTTATAACGGATAAATCAATTCAGATAGAAGGCAAGGGTACAAACCCATTTCAGGCATTATCATATCATAGATTATTAAATGCAACTAATGTAAAAAATGGGGGATTATTAAATCCACATCAAAATGATAGGAGAAATGTTATAATTGAATGTTCAGATGAGTTGTGCAACAATAAAGAATATTTTGATAAATTTTATGAATGCATAGAAAATAAAAAATTGATTAGAAAATTCTACGATTATTGTTATAACCTTGACGGATTAGAAAAATTAGAATTGCCACCAAAAACTGAACATCATCAAATATTAATTGATGGCAATGTTTGCAAGGTTAAAGAATTTATGAAAGATTGCACTTTTAGCTGGGCGGCCCAAGGCTTACAAAAAATAGACATACCATCATTGCAATTATATCAAAACTTTAAAACATACATAGATGAAAATGGATTTAAATACGAAACAAATACAATACATTTTGTTAGGCAGCTTGGTTATTTAAAAATACCAAAATCAAATAGTAAATCTAAAGGATCAAGATGCATGTCATTTAACATAGAAGATTTAATTAAATATTTTGATCTTAAGAGAAACGAGGAGCAAGAATTAATTTTAGAAGAGAAGTATATTCAAGAACCTGAGCCATTAGAAAGAATTGAAAAAATTATATTACCAAGGCATAAGATTGAAAAGAAAGTATATAAAGAAATTATAGAACCTGAAATTGATGATGAGCCTTGCAGATTATCATTTGATTCATTTTTAGAACAATTACTTAATTAATTTAAATTAAATAAAAAATATATGTATTAATATACATTATATTTTTTTTTACAATGGAGATTGAATTAATTGAAAAATATAACAAGCTTGTTTTACAAAGAAAAATGGCAGTCGTCAAATGGCAGCAAAAAAATAAAGATAAGGTAGCGGAATATAAAAAGCGATATAATGAAACACATAAAGACCGTACAAAAATATCATCGGCAAAATATAATTTTAAACATTCGAATGAATATAAAGAATATCAAAAATTATATAGATCTACAAAGTTATTACGAAAATTGCCGTTTTATGATTGTGTTAATATAGAGTTGACATATATGATGGATTAGATCCAAATGATTTTTAACAATAATAAGTTTATAAGATTATTTTTTTTGTTATATATAAGATGATAAAATCTCCATACTGTAGGCAAGGAAATAAATTGAAGCTTTTAAAAGATATTATCAAATATGTGCCTGAACATAAAATATATTGTGAGCCATTTACTGGGAGCGGTGCCGTGTTTTTTAATTTACCAAAGGCAAAAAAAAGTATTCTAAATGACTTAGATGATAATGTTTATAACATTTTAAAGATAATACAAAAGGCCCCATTAGATAATGAAAAATATGCCCACGATCTAAATACACTAAATAAAATAAAATCATTTTATAATAATCATAGTAATTCAATAGAAGATTTATTATTATATTATAAGATATTACTTTGTAATGGATTTAATGGAAAGCCGGTTCAAAAATCAAGTCAAATATATCAAGAACGCAACCCAGATTATATTCTAAAGAATTTAGAATATTATAAATCTATGCTAAAAAATGTCATAATAACAAATAAAGATTATATTGATATTGTATTAAAATATGATTCTCCTGATACATTCTTTTTTATTGACCCTCCGTATGAAAACACACGTAAAGAGTTTTATTCTAATTCATCTATTGACTTTGAACAATTATGTAATATATTGAAATCTATAAAAGGTTTATTTTTATTGACAATTAATGATAGCCCATATATCAGAAAATTATTCAAGGGTTTTATTATTAAAAAAATTAATGTTAGATCAGATTGGAATAATAAAACTGGGGGAAAGTTAAATAGAAAAGAATTATTTATTATGAATTATACTTTATGAGTTTTCTCCCACCTTGCCCATTCATTATTTAAGAAATCAATATTTTTTTGTAAGTCTGTAGATTTGCCCCACAGAATTGCCATGCTGAAAAGGGCCGCACTTGGAACGAGATTATCAATTAATGCCCGCTCCCCTCTTGCTTTTATATGCCGTGCCCAATATGCCACTCTCTTTTTTTTGTCTCCATGGTCAATATATGTGCCCTCGCTGGGATCTTTTAGACCGAAGTCATAATGGCGGCCATCTTCTAATATGGCCCTGAATCTTTTGCCCTTAACTGGTGAATTGACTATTTCAATTATTTTTGGCATTATATTTTATAATAACATATATATATTAAAATATATTTTGTTCACGATGAAAACTTTAATCTTGAATAATTCAAATATTGTGCCAAATACCAATAACTCAAATTTGGTATACAGATTTCCAACATCTATTATTTTAAAAGCTGGACAAAAATTAGCATTAACATCTTTTTCTATGTATTATAGCACATTTAACATAACGGCAACAAATCAAAATAATGTATTAAAATATATTTGGTTTGATGGCAATACTTATACGATAACAATTCAGAATGGATTTTATACTGTAGAAAGTCTAAACTATTACATACAATCTGTGATGGTGGTTAATAATCATTATTTGAAGACTACGACTGGGCAATATGTATATTTTTTAACTTTGACCACAAACACGACATATTATGCTGTTGAATTAAATTCATTTGGGCTAAATACGACATTAGCTACGGCCAACGGTTGGACATTGCCCGCTGGGGCAACTTGGGCGATCCCAACTATCGCAACTCAATACATATACCCAATGTTTGAAATATTGGACAATAATTTTCAGAATGTTATTGGCTTGGCTGCTGGATATTATCCATTGGGGACGGCCGAAGCCAACATCACAACTAATAATACAACGATCTGGACTCAGCCAACGACTGCAAATGCCCCATATGGTAAGGCCGCTGTTGTGTCATTTAATTCTACGACGACTCCTCAATTGTCTCCCGTTGCGAGTTATACAATAACATGTTCTTTAATTAATAATAAATATTCTATCCCAAATAGTTTATTATATAGTTTTGGTATACCGGCTTCGGCCACATTTGGTTCATATTTTTCTATTATACCCCCGCAGATGTCATTCATTGATATTTTAGAGGGTAATTATAACGAATTTTCTATTCAGATTTTAGATCAAAATTTGAGGCCAGTTGTCATACAAGATCCAACGATTGTTATATTATTAAATATAACCGATGTCGATGAACTTGGGCAATTTAAATAAACACCAAAAGAAATAATTAAATTAATAATAATTATATCTATTTATTATATAGATTGTTAAAAATGAGACCAAAAATCCACCCAATGTTGTTGGGTTCAACCCGAACGACCTTAAATCATCCGAGAAGGCAATATATGAATATGGATTCTAATAAACCAGTTGAAGTATTTGGTAAAGGTATAATGGCCGCAAGTGAGGCCGACCCCGTAAGAAGAGCAACTGAAAAATTAAAAAACTTATCCATCAAGAAAACAAAGCCATTAAAAAAATATATATCATTTGGTTGAGTGTGAGCCATTAAATAATTATTTTTTTTATAAAGGATTATAAATGTTATAATATAAATAATATCTTTAATTTTTGAGAGTTAATTTTTGCAAAAATGGGTGATCATCTTGTATATGAAGACGCGGTTTCAACCGAACTTTACACGACCTCAGAATTTACAGCAAAACAATATTTATATGTTAATGATAATAATAATGGTAGTTATAGCTCCCAGATAGTTCTCGATACTACCTCGCTCTCAAATTCGGGCATGTGGATTGGATGGTCGGAGGCTTTTATCTTGATGCCGTTAGTTTTACAATTTGAGAGTACAAGTATGACCACGGGAACTTGCTACGATTGGGCGGTTGGGCTTAAAAATGGTTATTGGAATATGATTCACGCGATGACCGTGGAATTTAATAATAGAAATGTTGTGCAACAGGTTCCTTTTTTAAATGTGTTTAGTTCATTTAGAGCTATGACGAGTTGGAGTCATGCTGATGTGCAAAATTGGGGTGCTATTTGCGGCTTTTATCCGGACACCCCCGATAGTTGGGTTTATAATAATTTAAAAGCTGGTGGTGGAACAGATCCTCCCACCCAAACTATAAATATTTTATGTAGCTCTGGTATGGGTTTATCCAACTGCAGAAATTGTGAATATGTCACAATTACTAATTTTTTAGATTTATATAATAGTGCCAATGCTAATGCAACCGTTGGTGCAGGTGGTGGGAACGTTGGTTCAATTCCTGCATCATTTAATTTCACTACTAAGTGCACGGTACCAAATTCTTCCATAAGACAACATTTCAACTGTGGATTCCAAAAAAGACAATCTTGGATTAATTTTAATGCTGCAAAAACTGGGACAACTGCCGCATTACCAAGTATCGTAAATGCCGATGGTTATGTTCAAACATTTAATACCACGCCGGTCGCTTCTGGTCGCATTGGATCTTTTACTCTTCAGGGTGTTAATTCTAATCAAGCCGAACTATTGAATGCCGGAAGTGCTACATATTCTGCAATGTTTCAAGCCCAAATTGCGGAGGAAAATGGTGGTCTCGCAAGAGTCATCACAATCCCCGCAGTTATCAGACTTAAAGATATTTGTAGCTTTTTTGAAAAGATACCATTGCTTAAGGGATCTACGATGAGGATTTATTTGAATACTAATCAGTGCTTTTTCACTGCACAATATATTGGAGGCCAATTGGCGAATACTACACCCGTGGCGGCAACCCCCGCAGTTGGTACAGTTATTGAACAAAATTATTCTTTTGTTGGTTTGACCACTGCACCATATATTTTGGGGGGTGGTGCGACAAATCCTATAATGTTGGCAAGTAATGATATTGGTCAAGGTGGGTATAATCTTAGCCCATACACGGCACAATATAGTGTGAACAATGCACAAAATAGAGAAGCCCCCGCAGTTGTAAATGTAAATGTTGGAGTATCAATTGCACGAAATCAATTCTCCCAATTCACATTCCAAGGGGCACAAGCCCCAATTACTCAATGCAGATTATATGCCCCAGCATTTAACATGAACCCATTGGCCGAAACCAGATTCTTAGAACTCACACCAACTAAGAAAGTTTTATATAATGATATTTTTCAATTTTATTTCCCAGCTCAAGGGGCCGGAGCGAATATTAATATTCTTGTTTCAAACGGTATTCCAAATATTAAACAAGTTGTAGTAGTCCCACTTCTATCAGCATCAGGAACAACTTCAACAAATGGAGTTGCACAGCAATATATTTGGGCGGGCCCTGCCGGTGGTGCAAATACGGCCATTGGCACTATTACTCAAACACCTTCAACTCTATTATCGCCATTCTCTACAACCGGAGCAACCCCAGATCCTATTATTCTTGATAACTTTCAGATTTTGATTTCTGGTGTCAATTTGTTTATCCAACAATTTCAATACGGATTTGAGGATTTCTATGAACAAGTTGTATCAGTCAATCAGCTCAATGGATCACTTACGACCGGTTTGGGATCTGGTCTTATTGGGTACAAAGAATGGCAATATTTATATAGATATTATGTTGGTAATGCTTCAAGAATTATTCCAAGTGAAGAAGGTATGGCAAGAAGTGTTCAAATTCAATGCCAAAATCTATGCTCACAGTCTATTGATTTGATGGTGTTTGTAGAGTATGAAAAGAGTATTACGGTAAATATGGCAACTGGTCAAGAGATTGCTTAATTAATTTAATTTCAAATAAAAATAAAATGATAAATATAATATAACTTATTTTTTTGAACTTACTCTCAGAGTCAATTCTCACAGAGAACATTCACAGAATGCATTCCGTTCCAATGAATTTAGATAAAGACGAGGTCGAGGCCTTGTCGATGGGTCTTGGCTTGGTAATTAATCCAAGTCATATGCATCATATGGGCAAACATATTGTTGTTCTACATCCCACCACATTAAAAAAAATACATGCCGCACATAAGAAGGGCAAACACCATTTATTAAAATTTAAGAAAGGCGAGGGCTTTTATGATATGTTAAAAAGTGCAGGCAAACATTTAGTCGCATCAGTTTTACCGACTGCCGGCAAACATCTTGGTAAAATGGCCGCCGCTAAATTTGGTGTTGATCCCGCATTGGGAGAATCTTTCGGGCATGCAGTCGGAAGTTATGGCTCAAGTCATTTAACCAAGCATCATACACCAGAGCCGCATCAGACTCACCATAAAGCCGCACACCATGCAGCACATCAGCCAGCCCACCATCCTACACACCATGCAGCACACCATGCAGCACACCATGTGGCACATCATGTTTCACATTTCGAACCATATTCTATGGCACACAGTGCCGGATATCATAGTATGATGAACCCAAGAGAATCGGCCCATATGGCAGAACAAATGGGATATAGGCCACTTACTCATAGTTATGGTGGGTATGGTTTACACCATAAAAATGTACTTAAAGTTCATCATAAAAATCCTAAATCCGGAGGTGCAATTGTTAGGCCATCTAATAGGCAAATCGTGGCACCAGAGCCACCGGCCGGCAGCATGATTCAATTAGGATCACCATATGGCAAAACTAATTCGCCGCAGATGAATCCATTTTTTAGCAATGTAAATCAAAATGGCGGATATAATCCTTTGAGGAGTACAAAATCTGGAGGCAGCTTCTTACCGGCAGGAGGTGGAGGCCTTAGCCACCATGCACATAAATATGTGAGTCTTTAATTTAATCTAATAATTTTATATTTGATAATATATATGCAAGATGATGACAAATATTGATTTAGAAGATATGGCTAATAAATTAAAATTGCCGATTGTTGGTGTGTTTAGTAAAGATGAATTGGTACAGGGTAGAACCCCAAGGGAAATTGGGAGTTATTATATTAATATGCAAGATAGTGATAAGGGCAATGGCACACATTGGGTATTTGCTAAAATATTTGAGAGTGGCCATGGTTTATATTTTGATAGTTTCGGATTTCATCCCCCAATCTCCGTTCAAGAGTTTTTGAAACCATTTAAACCATATGCTATTAATAATAGAGATATACAAGATTACTATTCGCAGAATTGCGGGAGGTTTTGTATTTTATGTGATTACTATACAGATAAATATGATGACTATGAAAAATTTTTAGAATGTTGGAGTGATGATAAAAAAAATAATGATCATAAATTAAAAAATATGATACATAAAATATTACATAACATATAGAGTATAAAACACCCCAAAAAAATGTCAGAGATTCAATCTGTATTATTTAATAAACATCTAAACACAATAGATGAATGTTTGAAATGGCTTCAAGACCACGACCTAAAACATTATAAAGTGGATGAGACAGAAAACTATTATAGATGGAGACAAATAAACC